CGCGTTGCCTGCTTCTTCTGCTCAGTTGACCGCTGCCGGCGGAGGCTGCTATTCCGGCTGGCAGAATGCCAGTGCCAACCCAATGCGCCAGACCAGTTGATGTAATAGTAGATACATTAGCAGGCAACGCGCCGGTGCCGGCCCAACGCGCCACGCCAGTACTGACGCTAGCCGCAGCCTGCGCGTTCAGCGCTGCGGTGCCTGCCGCTATATTAAGCCCGGAGCCGACCAGTGCCGGAGCAGCACTGGCCAGCGTCCCGGTGCCAGACGATTGACTGGGGCCAACAGCGTTAATGGTTGCCGCTGAACTAATCAGAGCCGCTGACGTTCCGACTGATATTGATATACCTGCGCCTGCGACTATGGCCGGCACGGATATAAGGTTGGCATAGCCACCCGCACCCGGCACACCGCCAATGCCGCTAATCGTAGCAGCAGAAGTTAAATCGCCAATGCCGAATGAACCAGACAGGCCATCGCCCATCCTTAAGAAGTTCGTTTGGGCCTGCAATGCTGCAGAAGTAGAATGCGAAGAAGATATACCTGCGGAAGCTATTGTAGCAGCAGAACAAGCGAGAACACCCGTGGCCGCGATAGATGACGTACCAATAGCCGCTAATGTTGCCGTTGCCGGCGCTAGTGTAGCTGTGCCATCAGTGCGCGCATTACCAAAGGCGGCCAATGCGCTAATTGATGCCGTCAGTATACCAGTGCCAAAGGCTGGCGGTGTTATGACGTTGCCGGCACCGGCAAGTAGCGTAGTGCCGGCATTCAATGTGCCAGTGCCAATCGCCAAGCCACCTGTGCCAATACCAACAAGCGTGGAAACAGATGTTAGCGCGCCAGTACCAATTGAGCGCGAAATGCCATTTCCAACCTGAATACTGACTTGCGGAATAAGGGCCGCTGATGTTGAGCGTGATTCCGATATACCAATAGCGGCAATTGTCGATGTTGATGGCGCAAGTGCGCCAGTAGCAATGACCTGTGTAATGCCGGAGCCGACGAGGACAACCGTCTTGTACGCAATGGAAGTAGTCGTAGGAGCGTAAGCGGACAGTATACTTCCAGGCTCGAGTTGCGCGCCCCACAGATAAATCGACTGACCGGGATTGTAGACTGTGGTGTCTTCTGTGTCACCCGCCAGCAATAGCGGTAGAACCGAAATCGAGGTTGACGTCGTCAGGAACGTGATAGAGCAACGATACCAACCATTCGCCAGCGGCGCAATGGATGCCGTGCAGCCGGACGTTATCCCAATAACACCCGCGACGAGATCAAAGTTGCCGGTTAATGGGCCAGTCGCGCGAAGCTGAAACCACCTCCCCGTTCCCGCCTTCGCATAGAACGAAAACGTATAATTGATGCCGGACGTGACAGTGACGCCCTGCACCAGATAGTGAGCGCCATTGCCTGTGTCTGCGGCGATCTTGTCCGCTGTCAGCGTGCTGTCCGGTGCTGCCGTGTCATTCAACGTGACGACAATGCTCGACAACGCCCACGGCGCAGTAAGCTCCTGCGATTGAAGCAAGAGGTTGGCGACGCCAGTGGCATTGGCCATCGCCGCCAGTGCGCCCGTGCCGGTCGAGCGCACATTGCCATTGGATACAATAGTAGCAACGGCTGATGCTAATGTACCTGTGCCAAAGGCAGGTGGTGTAATGACAGTACCAGTAGCAGTAAGGCTGGCAACATTAGCCGGTAATGTACCAGTTGCGCGCCAGGAGGTACTGCCTGCACCTGCGACAATAGATAGATCAGGGTTGGTTAATGTACCTGTACCAATTGAACTAGATAGTGCAAAATTGGAAACGAGACCGGCATTCTGTACGCCAAGATCGCCCGTGCCAACTGCAGGGAGAGAAGTAACTGTGCCGCTACCGGCAATTGCCGATACGCTTGACGCTAACGTGCCAGTGCCAGATGCGCCCAGCGTGCGGACAACATACTCGTTGTACTTCCAAGTGCCAGCGTCATTGACGACGTAGGGAAGGACAATGGCAGGGCCGCGCTCGTAGACATCACCTTCCGCCAGAGAGATGCCATTCAAACCAGTCGGAACAGACCCAGTAAAGATTGAGATCGCCGTATCATACGATGCGCCTTGGTTGACGGATTTCTGAAGATTTAGCTGCCCGTTTGAAATTCTGTAAATTAAATAAAGGGTCGTGCCATCATTGTATATGCGAGCATTTTCACCACTGATTGGGTTGTTGCCAACACTCGACGGATTCTCTGCGCTGGGGAATACAATCGAAGCTGCATAGTCCAGCGTGGCGACAACGCAACGAAGTGTTGAGCCGTCGTTATAAGCAAACGCTGACGTAGGTATTGCATTGAGCGTAAAATTGCTGATGGATACAGCAGTCGTCAGAGTATTAGCAGCACGCAGCGATCTTAATTGGACAGAGTTCTGGTTCTGCCATATGAAGTGAACCATGTCGTCGATGCCAAGAATGGTACCGCTGCCATAGTTCTCCAGAGCCGAGTTGGCATCGACTTGAACCGCAGTCCCCCACGTATTAACCGCCGTGCGCCGCTTGTAGTAATTGCGCATGCGAAACGTGCCGGACGTTTTCGTCTGCACGCCAGTAAAGAACGCAACGACCTCACCTGTGGAGCGGACCACAAGTGAAGCGCCGGCATTGGCTCCGCCGCGCTGACCCGTGACTGCGGCTGCCGCATTGATCGTTTCTATTGTGGCCGACCAAGCATCCGTCACCATGTCATAGGTAACGTACTTAACGCCCAGCGCCGTCGAAGCCGTGCCATCCATCACCGCGAAATGGATGACGGTGCCGACTTGAAACGTGCTCAGCCCCAAGATCGCGGTGGTGAATCCGGTCTTGGTCACACTAGATGACCAACCCAGCGGGAGCTTCAAAGAAAGATCAACAACTGATCCGCCGGTCCCCCAAACGCCAGAATTTTGTAAGCTCGCAACGCCACCGGCGTAGGAACTGGTATTCTGACCCTTCCAAGAAATATAATTGGCACTGTCAATTGCACCACTTCGCGAGATAGCGATGCAGTATTGTGTGGTTGCACTAAGGGCAATGGGGGTTACCCAAGTGAAAGTATATTCCGTTGCAGTAGTTGAAATACTCGATGCGGCTATTGCCGTCGCTTGACCAAGACTAGATCCTGTTGGTCTTCCGTTGCCATCAACCGCAAAAACATCTGCTAGAATATTATCGGTTGGACTTCCGTTTTTTGCAAACCAAACAGAGGCAGAGCGAAGGCTAATATCTTCTATTGTCGTAAACGATTGAGCCCATTGTTGGGTTGTTGAAGCGTTTCCAATATTACCATTCACATTGTTGGTGGTAAGCGTATCAATCGGCGATGCTGTCGGATCGGTCGCCTTGAACGCGCGTAGCGTCGTGGCCGTAGTGCCGTCGCGACCGAAGAAATAATAAGTGTCAACAATGGCCTGCGCTGAGTAAACTGCAATGTCCATATCACGGCTTGCAGTAGACCAGATCGATCCGTCGTACTCTGCGGCTGCCCCTCCCGCGTAGGTGCCGCCAGCAGCGCCAAAGGGAATTTGCGGGTAGTTGCTCGCGCTGTAAGCCGTTCGGCGGAACACGACCCCGAATGTTGCACCCGCCCCTATGGTGATCGGTGTTGGAAAAACAAACGAGCTAAAAGTAGCAGCGGCAGCCGTCGTGGCCGTTATGCTGCTCTCAGCCACCAAGGCACTTGTCGCCAGAACTGCGCCAGTCTGATCGGTCGCGGTGATTTCCGCGTACAGGGTGGAAGTCGGTGTGCCAGCCTTAAAAAGAGGAACTGCCACGCTATGAATAGTGAGTGGGCTGCCACCGTTGGTAAAATTTTGCGCGACAGCCGGAAGAGTATCAATAAGCACAAAACCGCCCGCGCGGCTTCCGGGAATTGAAATTGCGGCGGCCCCAAGATACTGCCCTGCCACCAGCTTGTACGGCCCGACCGGCGCAACCGCCGTTGACAATCCAGTAATGGTTACAGGAAGAGCCATTTAAGAATCCCTCTCAGGATCAAATGGCGCAACCACGCAGCGCTGCAATAGGGCTATACGATTTTCATCATGTGTTGTGGAGAAGGCTTTCTGCACCCATGCGACTGCATCCTCAGCTTCATTGAAGCCGGAGGCAATGGCCTTGTCCTCTATTGGATCAAGCACGATCCAACTCATTTCAGTAGTTCCCGTCCACGATCAAATATCTCCTTGCTCATATGACCGTTCTTAATGGCCAACTTACGGCCCACGCGATCGCTATTCTTATACACCATACGACAATCAAACTTACGGCATTCATAAGGTGCACGCTCCCAGATGGTGCAACCAACCTGGCCAAGATATACACAATCACCATTGGCATGCCGATCAAGTATTAGATATGGTGTCTTGCCCGGTGTGAAGCACATAGCTGTTTGATATGATGACGGATTGTCGCCCATTTCCGGACGAATAGGTGTCATCAATCTACAACAAAGATGGCAACTGCCGCAAGGCACAACATTGCGGGCAGCTGAGGAAACGGGGTGTTTAGTCAGCTGCCGCACAACGCCACCGGCCCTTGGGGCTAGGGGGAAGTTAAGCTAGGCCGGAGCGGAGTAGGTCAGCGACGTCAGCGAGACTTGCTGCCCTGCCGAGATCACGACCGAATTCAATTGAATGTCACCGCCACCGCCCGTCGTCGTCACGCTGCACAGAATAATAGGCGTTGCGCCGCCTTGCCTCAATTCCGCCTTGGCGATCGTACCACCGACGGCATTGGTATCTGCAACAATGGCATTGGCTGTAGCTGTACCAGCGGCTGCTGCGCCGAATGCCGGATTGGCAAATGTCAATGTTGCGACAGTAGCGCCGGCAGCAGTCTGCATAATCAATTTGCCGGGCGGTGTATTAACGTCAAGCTGATCGACAACGAAATCCGCCAATGCAGTGCGCACGGCGACTGGATGTGTAACAGCCATTGAAGTCTCCTATGGTTATTTGTCGCTCCCAGAGACTTCCGCCTCCGGCCCGCCTTCGCGCACTTTGCCTGACTTGATCCATTTGGGGATCAGCTCCAGCAGTTTCTTGTCTTCATCGCGCGCCTCATAACTCAGGCCCGCGACATAGTCGCAATTAAAGTCATCGGAATGAAAGTTGTCGATGACCGTGAAACGTTGACCCATTGAAGATGCTCCTGTTTATTGACGGTGCGTAGTTGTTGCTACGCACCATCAATGATGTAGCTAATTACTTCTTCTTGCCCTTGCTTGGCGTTGCCGTCGGGCCACCCGGTACGACAATGGCAAAGCTCACCCAGCCGGTTGACGGTGTCCATGCTGCCTTAAACTCAATCTGTGCGCCACCCTCACCTTCGATGGGCGGATGCACTTCGATAGGCGGCAGGCCCTGATCAGGACGCGGCTGATCGCTGGGCAGGCCAGTGCCGGGACGCGGATCATTCGGACCCCAAATATAAACCGGCTCCCATCCGCCACCATCCGGCGGCAGAACAATGGGGTGCGATGGCTTCGGCTGATCACCGGGTAAACCTTGATCCGGACGCGGCTGACTGCCGGGTAAACCTTGATCCGGATACGGCCCATCTTCTGGAATACCGTATGACGGATCAACTGGCGCACCGGGCGGCAGCGGATAATAGATCGGATGCTCCGGCCGAGGCAATTGGCCTGGCAGCGTATTGTCGATACCTGGCTGCGCGCCTGGTAGTGATTGATCAGGCCTGCCGCCCTGCCCACCGGGCAATGTATTGTCAGGCCGCGCTCCCGAATCAATCGGGATAATCAAAGCAAGAATTCCTTTAGCCATTGTAGCCTCCTTTGGGTTGTTGATCTTCAAAGTGCTTTATCTGCTCTTTGAACATCTTCATTATAGCTTCACGTTCTGCACCATTGCTGATGTAGTTGCAATTACCAGTAGCATCATTGAAGGGGAAGAGCAAAAGGACAAAGCCAGTTTTGCGAATGCCAGTTTCTAATACGTCCTGCCCGTTGAGGATCTTGTCGAGGCCAATGGCCAAACGGTTCATTGCCTCCTTGAGCGACATTTCCATTCCGTCATTACTCATCAGGGGCAAACCATTCACTTTCTTCCGGTGATGCAAACCGCTTATCTTCCGCTGGCGTAAAGGAACAACGGCAATTGGGATGCGCAGGAATAAGGCCCACAGCATCGTCAATATCGTATGGCCCATCGCCCGCTATATCTTCGCAATCCTCACATACCAAATCATCACCGGCAGTGAGCACATTAACCATGGCATCATGCTGCAGCTTGCGCCGCGTGAACCCTGCTGGGTTCCATTCCGGCTCTATGCCAACTTGCTTTACGCCATTGAGCTTATAAGTGTGCAGCTTGCCGGCATTCACCGCCTTGACCATTACTGTATTGACCAGCAATATCAACCGCGCACGCGTGACCTTTTCTAATGTCACCCGCAGCTCACGCATGAGCACATTGGGGCTCTGTTGTTGCTCAAGGGCAGTGGCTATATGCCGCAGTACACGCCGCTGCGTTTCGCCAGCTATGCCTTTAACTTCCATAGCACTAGCAGCCGTGTGGAACTGTCTTAGCTCACGCGCATCAATATTGTCTACTGCGGCCTGAATCTCGCGTCCGGCTTGATTGATGCCGCGACTGATTGCATTCTCAATTAAGGCTTGCAGCCATGTCGGTGGACTAGCCAATGTTTGTTCTACTAAGTAGCGCACCATCTGTTCACTGCGCTCGAGCTTGCCGGCTATAGGCTCTTCCCATGACACATAATCAGGGCGCTTCAAGCCTATATTGTCTTGTTCTTGAATGTTCTGCCGCAGCCCTTTGTTTAAGGCATAAACACGCGCATTGACTAATGAGCGGCCTGCACGACGCACCGGGCCGCTGCGTGTCGGATCACGTCGCAATAAGAGTTGCGTGCCCCTATCAATGAGTTCTATATCACGCAGTTGTATCATTGTATAGTCGGCTTCGCCGGTACAAGACCATTACCCTTTTTTGCGTCTGGGTCTTCGGGTGGCGGTGGTTCCTGTTGCTCCTCTGGCGGTTCAAGGGCAAGGCCCAATTCTTGATTGAGCAATGCTTCTTCAACTGCAGCTTCAAGTCCCGGATATGTGCCATCCTCCACCAGCTGATTGCAGCGCCCTTTGGATAATGCTTCAAGGGGAATAAGCCCGGATTCCGCATCAATCTTGGCTGCCTCTGCTTTCTTCTTCTGGATATCCGCCTTAGCACCATCGTCCATTTGCCATAGGCTATTCCAATTGTAGAAGATATTCGGGTCATCAGTGCCGAGAGCGGAACGCACTAGCACCTTGTCTAGTTTCTCCAGTGCCGGCGTGAGCCTTAGTTCTTGGTCACTAGCAACACGATCATAATAGTTTTGCAGATCGCTCTCGCCTGTACTATTCAACCCTGCTGGGCTTTGTCCCAGGAAGCGTGTTACTGGGATGTCTGCGGCGCCAGCGGCGACCTGCAAATACATCTGCAATACTTCAGGCATGCCCATGAAGTTGCAGGAGATACGTTGCCATTCTTCTTCGCCATCAATCAATACGGCATTGATGACTGACTTGGCGACATTAGCCTCTGACATGCGCTTGATCATACGCGTGGTACCTTCGGATGTCGAGAATATCTCGGTTAATCCAGGCACCTTGATCACGTCAATCTTGGCTTCAGAGATCATTGTAGCTATAGAGCCCATCACTGCGCCGGCAGCGCTGACGGAGTCATGGATTACTTGCATCAATGGGTCACCCCAGCCGCTGTTTTGGATTTGATCGGGCGGATCAAGACCAATAAGCCGTACCATACGACTGGGGTGAATAACGACATCGCCAACTTTATTGGTGCTATCTTGCACACGGTAGGTTTTGGGTTGCCCATAGTAGGGTGAGGCTAGATCTTGATCAAGTTCATCAATGTGCAATTGATGCGGTGCTAGCACATGAATGTATTTCAGGCTGTCCTTGCGGATGGTCTCAGGTATAAGCTCGGTGCTGAAATTGCCATCAACGCCTATCAGCAGACAACACCCGCCATACAACCGTGCTTTGACCAAGGCCTGCTGCAACTTCATTTGCACTTGCAGCTTAGCTTCAACTTCCTCAATCTGCTCTATTTGATCAGGCCGCGCCTGCCATGAGCGCCATTCGCGTGTCGCGTCCTGCGCAGGAATGCTGATAGCCTTACGGGCTATCCAATCTGTTTGAAAGCTGGCTTCAAGTTGATGACGTGTCCACACCACCTTGGTGTATTCATGCGCAGACATCTTGTCGCGGCCCGGAATACCCAGGCCGGACAGGAAGTTGATAAATGTGTCATAGAGGTACATTTATTTCTGCCAACGGTCTATTGCTTGCTGGAATGTCAGATCAGGCACAACCTGATTGCGATATTCCCCCACTGTGGCATAGGAGCCCACGCGTATGGCGCACCAATATACGAGGCGACGCGGTAGCCACCATGCCACGGTCATCATGATCTTGTCTAGGAGCCCTTCCGGTATTCTTTTCATATTGACGTGAGCTTAGTTCCACCAGCTACAACTGGAGGGCTATCTGCAAGAATGGTCACCGCAAATGTGCGTGCTTCATTCTGCGCAATAGGGTTGCCACGCGTGCCGGAGCGGATCTTCAAATGCGCAATTGCGCGCCCAATATCGGCAGGAATGATGACGCCGCTATTTGCAACAACATTCTTGATCTGCACTTCAAAACCATCAAGGCCAAACATGTCATTGTAGAATACGCCATCGGTGGAGAATTGAAAGGTGATGCCGGCACCTTCCCAAGTATAGGGCATAGTGATGCGCACCAATTGCCCTGCGCTGCAATCAACTCCATCCGACAAGCTTTCACCTTTTGCGATTGTCGGGCCTTCCAGCACTTGCAACATGGTTAAACCTTTGCCAATGTGATCGGAACCTTGCGCTGCTTATGCGCAGCCAATTTCCGGCGCAGCTCGCGTTTTATCCAATATGCATCTTGCTGTTCCTTGGGCAACTTAGCCACTGTACGCGCAAGATGCATGTTCTGGTTATATTGGCCCGTGGTTACATAGCCAACATAATTGCCATAGGCTAGGCCACTCCTTGGTAAATTATGATCACCCTGCAATGTTGTTTTCATAATGGCGACCCTTCAATTTTGCTTCTTCTGATATTCAGTTTCGCTGCCATCCTCATGTATTACGATACGTCTGCATTGTGGACACCCATCAATTTGATTTGCAACAGCTTCATCCCCTACATAGGAACAAGCTGGCGGCCCAATGCACAAAATCACTTCGTCCATTTACGCCAATCCCATATGCACCATCATTACTTCGTGGCGCGCTTCCTCGAGTTCTGCTTCTGCTTGATGTTGCTCAAAGCAAGCAGTACATATTTGATTGGGCGCACCGGGTGCACATATATCTGTGGGCTTGGGCTCATAGCTAAATGGCTTCTTGCACAAAGCGCAGCGCAGCACCGTGATTAACCGACCCATGACAATGTCCGATCATAGCTGCCTTTAGTGCCGGCCAGTTTATTGAAAGCGCCGGCAGTGGCGTCAACTTGGTCCTTGTATTTGCCAAAGGGGAAGTGCTCATGCTCCTCAAGGAATTCTCTATTCCAATCAGCCGCAAGCAGAAACACTTGACCGCCTTGCACTTGTGCAGCATACGGTTCTGCACGATCTTCCTTTTTGCCGGTCACGCGATCCGCATGCACATCAAAGCCTTTGAACATACGGATACTACTCTCCACTGATTCCTTGCCACCGGAACCGGGCTCCTGCTCAATCCATAGTTGATAGCGTTTGCAGACCGCCTTATCCGTGGTAGCAGTTTGCATCAATCTTCGGTCACGCTCATTAGCGGACCATTGACCGCGCAGCATATCCTCAACGAATGTAGTGCCATCAACCATATCATGCACAAGGCTAGCTGCCGTATAAGCACCTGCATCAACCGTTGCTGCTTTATCGACATAGCGCACACTACGCTTTATTTTGCTTCTGTCAATAGAGGAAACAATATTGAACCGTTCCACCGGGAACAATTCACCACCCGTCACTATGGGCTGTTGTTGGTAAATTGACTCCCAACTTGCTTCGGTGAGCGCTCTTTTGCGCTGCTCTAGAAAGGCCAATGACTTTAATTCAGGGAACAGCGGCTCCCCTTTCTTGCGGAACTCTTCATCATGTTCTGCAAGGGCCGGATAGCGCAGCACCTTTGTGTTAGGAAAATGCTCAATCCAACGGCCAGCAGGGTCATCTATATGCCAACGCGTCATAATCATAATCAGGCCGGCACGCTCTGAGAAGCGGCCAAAGTAATCGTCAGTCAACCATGACCATGTCTTCTCGCGCACTGCCTTACTACTGGCTTCAGCGCGGCCCTTGATCGGGTCATCAATTACGCCAAGGTCAAGGCCCTGACCATTGATCTGCCCCATCACGGTAGTATTGCGGAAGGAACCGTCATAATTGACAAATTCAATCAGGCTACTATTGCGTGACCATAGGCCAGATTTGCCATCGCTGATACGTGTATTGCCGAATATGCTTTTGTATCTTGGGTTTTCAAATAGACGCTGCAGTGCAGTATTGACATTGTCGCCTAGTATATTGGAATATGACGCAAAGATTGTTTTGACGTTAGGGTTCTGCCCTGAGCACCAAGCAATGAAGTCCGTTACCTGATCTGTCTTACCGTGCTGCGGTGGCGCTTGCAATATCAGTGCCGGCTTACGGTTATATATCAGGTCCTGCCAGAACTTCATTAAGTGCTTGGCCACATCAGCCTGCCACCAAGCATCAAGCAAGCGCGGGTGCATCAACTTACGGAATACAAGAAAGTCATTCCGCGCTAATGCACCTTGTGCTTTAGCGATGGCCTCCGCGTCCTCGGAGCTCCATACCTTCTTCTGCTGTGCAGTACCGTGCATATCATTTCAGCGGATCATCATTCTCGATAATCATCGCCTCCGGTGGCTCATACAATAGTTGTTTGACGAGCTCCATTGAGAT